CATCTGGTCAATCACTGCCCGTGTTCGGACAAATGGACTGTCAACACTCCCCATATAGGAGCTGCTGACCAAATGGGTCCGAACGAGCCCTGGGACGGAGTAAGTCATGTCATTATTTTAACCGCTGATTAGTTGTTGCAACCCCATCTCCTTCGAGCGGCTTTACCTCGTTCGCCAGTCCAGCTCTTGCTGCGAGCACAAAAAGATTTCTTGCGTGCTGCTTCTTTTTTCGTTTTAGGTTTGCCGGTAACAGGTGGTTTTAAGTTTGAACCGGTCTCTTTATTATATTTAGCCCTGCCTTTTGCAGTCAGGCCAGCGCCTTTACTTGCTGGAAGCTTTTCGCCTCGACCAACACTAAGATTTGGCCCCTTTTTGCGCTTTTTCTTTTCAGCCATTAGATAGCTCCGGTGATTGTGCCAGAAGTGCTGAAATTACATGAAATAATTTCCGCTTCTCCAATAGCGGCAGATACGCTCATAGCAGTAATAATACCAGAAAAACTTATCTTTTTGCTGCTTTCTTCGCTTAAAAACAATTCAAATAAAGCGTTTGCGTTATCCTCTGATGTCAAAACGTCGTTAATAAAATCTGCTGTAGCATCCGCACTTGTTGCTGTATAAAGGACGCTTACTGAGCCGGAACCCGATATTAATCCACCAGCAAATGAGCGGGACTGGTCGCCACTTTTTGTGGTTTCAAATATTTCTTTTGTTACATCAAGGTTCCAGCCTCTTACGGCAGTTAAGGCTGCAGTAGATCCGCCGTTTTTCTCAAACGATACGGAGCCCTGTTCCCCGCTGAAGAAAGCCATTATTTTTTGCCCTTGGGTTTACGACGCTTATGTTGATAGCTTATCTTCTTTGAACCGGTTTTTTCACGCTTAAACCGGGCTTTTTCTGCAGCTGACATCTCTCCTGATGTCTTAGGCGTCTTGGCGGATACGCGCTTTGATGGACGACATGCTGGATAGGCTCTGTCTTCGCCTTTGGAGCGCCCACAAGGCTTTCCGGTCTTTACATCGACCCATTTCTCGTCAAACCAGCGGCTAAGCCCGCCCTTGGGCTTGCTGGTCTTACTTGGTTTTTTTGGCTTTTTTCGTTCCGCCATCACTCACTTTTCGGTAGGTGCCGCCACGCTTTTTATATTCCCGCACCAGCCAAGCATTGGCATAGGCGCTGGGATATACAGCAAATTTACGCTTAGCAGCCGCTTTGACACGGCTATAAAGCGCCTTATTTGTGGGCTCGTTTCTAGTCGCCACAGGTGCAACGCATTTTTTTAGAGCCCTTCTTCATGCCCTTTTTCTTCTTGGGTGGACGGCCTTTTTTTGTGCCGTAAGTTCCGGGACCTTGGGGCATGACGGGGATCGTCTTTGGTCTAGTCTAGCCCTTCGTGCCAATCAACAACAACCTTGAAGTGCCCAAAGTGCGGGAGCAGCAGTCGCGTCATCTCCATTAACAAGAAAAAGCCAGAAGAAATCCGTCGTTACAGGAAATGCACCGCCTGTGACCACAAGTTTGTGACTACTCAAGGCCCTGAAGAGATCGCACAAAGGAAACAGGTTCTTTATCGCAAGGGTGAAGACCAGCAAAATTCAAAACTTACAGAAGATACAGTGCGTGAAATGCGTGAATTTGCTGCTGGTGGCGCTAGTTCGTTTGACTGTGCCCTCGCTTTTGATGTAGCGCAATCAACTGCATATAAAGCAATCGTTGGACGGTCTTGGCAACACGTCCAATAACAACCTCAATACAACCGATAAGACGTAGCGCCCATCGTCTCCGGTTTGGCCAAATTAAACTGTTGTAAAACTAAATAACCGAACGCATCAAAGGCGTGGTCTACCCCTAAATTTTTATTTGGTAATCCCGTATTTGGTGTGTAAGTTAATGTCCTTAAATCTTTGATTAACTGCTTGCAACGTGGATGAATTATTGTTCTTCGCGTTCCAGCAGCATCAAATAAGGCAGTATTTACGGCTGTTATTTTGTCCCGGATTTTCCAAGGTGCTTTTGGTGATTGAACGTTAAAGCCGCTGCGGCGTAAAATCGTGTGGTCTGTTACGCCGATGCCTGAAGTTTTTCTTGCGCCACCTGTAGGGTCAGGGCACGCGATTACGCGACGGTCCACACCGTAGCGGCGGGTTACTTCTTCCGCAAAGTCCCAAGTGGTTGCTCCACCACGCAGCATGATTTCGTCAAAGACGTATAGCGTTTCGTTGTCTTTTACGGCGCAAATGCCGCTCATTGGGTCAACGTTGAAGTCAACTCCTAGTAGTAATGGCAAGACCTTGATGTCTTTGGCTTCGGTGGATATGTTTTCGTCGCTGAAACTTATGGCAACGAGGCCCGTAAGGTTCTCGAAGCTGGCTTCAAATTCTTGGCGGAATGTACGAGAGTCAAGTTGGGCTCGGGCTGCTTCAACTTCATGGGCAGGAACATTCCCGCCTTCGATTGTTGTGTAGCACCAGCGGATCCAGTCGCCTGTTTTGTCTTCTTCGCAGTAACACCAGAGGTCGTAGAACCAGCTGGCCGTTCCATCTGGGGTGGAGATGAAAAGTGCCCAGCCTTGTTTGTCCGCTAAAGCGGGGCGGATGACCTCGAACCAAACTTCTGATTCCATGAAGGCGGCTTCGTCTAGCACTACTCCGGCTAAAGAGCGGCCGCGAAGTGCCATTGCGTTTTCTGTGCCTTTTAGCTCAATTGTTGAGTCATTTACAAGATCTAGGCGTAAGTCAGTTTCGTTCTTGGAGCGTATGTATTCTTTTGGGATTGTCTTTTTTAGTGTTTTCCAGGCAATATCCTTTGCCATTCGATATGTCGGGGCGCAGTAAAAGTAGGTCTCGCCGGGGCGTTCCAGGGCTTTGGTGAATAGTTCGATGCAGGAAAGATAGGATTTGCCGAAACGGCGACCTGCGACCAGTATGCGGAATCTTTCTTTGGCGCTAAATACAGTGCCTTGGGCGGGGCGAAGGCTTATATCGAGGGTTTTCGCCAAAAGTGTTATTTACTCGGGTTTTTCGATCTTAACGTGGATTTCAGGTAATGTGCTACTTTCTTCCACTTGATCGCAGCCGACCATACGTGCCAGGGAATCGAGGACGTTGGCAGCTGTTTGCATTTGGCCTCGTTTCATGGCGGAGTTGTAGAGGCGAGAGCGCATAGAAAATATTCTGGAGGCCATATCTTCGCGTTCGCGCTCAAAATCTTCGCGATTTAGGACTTGGACTGCTTTCCAATCGCGGAATGCGGTGGCACGCCCCACCTGTTCTTTGCTTGCGTGGTCGAGTACCAGTTGAAGGGCGGGTAAACCCTCTAATTGGCGGCGATATAGACGAAGAATGCGGGCTTCTTGGATGTCCTTCGGGTTTTTTGGACCACCGATTCTTTTTACTACCTTTTCTTCGGCGGTGTTTTCGTCCATAACTAGGAAACAACCTTTGCAGCCACAATAGCAATATGTAGCGCCAGATCTAGGGTCTATTTTATTTTGGGGGTGTAGCACATAAGAAGTGTGTTTTTTGACCACTGCCCCCAGGTAGCACAATAGATAGGTTTGGCAATATTTATTTAAGTCCCCTGGGGGTACCTTTAGCAATTGTTAAGATTGCTACCCGGCCCCCATAGCCGGTAATAATGTGCTACAATATAGACATGAAGGGAGGGGCACAGGAGTCCACCTTCAGCAACAAAACCTTGAAAACTTCATAGCAGAAACACGCGATTTCGCGGGAGACTCCATGCGCCTTTATGTCCGGCGCTGTGGCAAGCAGTCAATTCCGCACCGCGTGTGATGGAGCACAATGTCTTTCATTCTATCATGAACATGCAACATTCAACAGCGCATACGTTCAAGGTTCAGCAGTCGTGCTCGGTAAAGCTCTATACGAGTGGCTACCGCGACACCGCTGAAATTGACATTCGCGATACTGAAACGGCAAACCGAGTAGCGATCGAGGGTCTGAGCGTTGCAGCACTGCAAGGCGGGATCATTGATTACGTGAACACGCTGGGGTATCGCAAGGAAGACGAAGAAGCTGCCAAGTTTCTCCGCAAGCTATCCACTGAGCTGGCTAAGGCTCTGCCTCAGGAGGTAGTACAGTGAGAAGCCAGGTACAACGCTGGGCCGGTATCCAAGCCGGATGGGTTCCCGCTTACGGCGGGCGACCACGTACCAGAAAGCAAGCCGAATTATTCGCTCGGCTCTGCAATGTCCTAGACGGCGACAGATTCACCTACAAAGTGAAAACGCTTCCGCTCGAACTTCCTTCCTTCGTCTAATCAATCGCCCCAGGGTTAACGCTCTGGGGTTTCTTTTTATCCTAAATCCAAAACGATGACGGAAACCTACGATCTCCCATCACATTGGGCTAACTACATGATCAACGGCGATGCAACATCTTTCAGCCTTAATGAAAACGGCGCTGGCGATGCTGAGATAGCCGTTATCGATGAGTTCATGCAAGATTTCGAAGAGGGTGTGATCGTGACCTGTTCAGAAGAACCATTCTTCAGCAAGTACCACGACGCGCAACCTTACGGGATCAAAGCCTGTGACTGCTTAGAGTTTACTTTCTACCTCTACGAGAAACGCAGTTAAAGAAACGGCCCCGAATAGGGGCCTTTTTAATGTCACCTAAAGTCGGAAATTGAAGAGCGTAACTCCCGGGCTTCGGCTTCCAGCGCATAAGCCCGTTCTGCTTTTTCTTTAAGTTCCTCTAGGGTGTAATCCACGCGGCGTTTGTAGCACTCCAATAGCCGAGTCATAACGCCGGTCTGATCATTGAAACGTGCCAGGTAAACGTCAGCCGAGAGGTTGATTGGGGTTCCTTCTCCCCCTGGGTAGCAAGTCGCCCGGATGAACAGGTTCAACGCCCCATAACGTCCCACCAGGGAGAGGAATGGTTTTCCCTGTTGGTTGTATCCGTTCTGCTGACAGTATTGGTCAAACTGTTTTTGGAGCTTGGCAACCGCTCCACCGTGGCCGCTAGTCTTCCACACCTTCTGATCCTGCCAATCATTGAGTAAACGGACGAGGTGACCTTCAGTAAGGTTGCAAAAAGCGTTGAATTGGTTTCGAGCTTGGACTTGTTCCAGGGTTGCTTGCATGTTGCGGTGTCGGTTGAACTGATGCTACTGTAGCAGAGTAACCAACGGAATCAACCGATGGACCAAGACATTCTCAGAATCGAAGAGGTGGAGGTGATCCGATCGCACCACACCGGAGAAATCGAGTTACGAGTCAACGCCATCATTGGCGACATGGTTCAAACCGTTCCAGCAGTTCTGTATCCACCGGACATTGCGGAACCTGCCCAATACGGTCCAGCGCATTGCACGGCGACCGTCACGGTTTACCTAGATGACGTTCAGTGGGAGATCGCAGAATGAAACGCACCAATCAAGAAAGAGACGCACAACTAGAGGAAGCAAAGCGACTTCTGGATATGGGCCTCAAGCGGGCCGATGTAGCCGCAACGCTCCAACGTGATTACGGCTTAAGCAGAGCGACAGCTTATCGGGACTGTGAATCAGCCGATATTCAACGCTTTGCAGAAGATGCGGGAATCGATGCGGATTCCGTTCCAGGGATTAGCTACGAAGACCGAGACGCGCTTATGCGAATGACGCGCCAACTGTTAATCACTGCCTTTAAAGGCGGCAACGTTCAAGACTATGCACGTTTAGTCCGTGAATACGAAAGACTCGCCCGCATGGGTGGGTTGAAACAGTTGTCTCAAACAGCTTGAGATTTTGTCTCACTTACGTTCCAACATGAAAAACCCCAGCATCGAGTTCACGTTCAGAGAGTTAGAAACCATCCATGATTCCGTATTCATGGAAATGGGTTTCTTTGAAAATATTAGACAGTCTGATTGTGTCAAGTACAAAATGCTTCAAGCATTGCACCAAAAACTAAACACCTATCTGTATTCAGAAAAATGAACTTAACTGAAATCAAAACGGCTGTAATGGCTGGTAAAACGGTCCACTGGGCATCCGATGCCTACGTTGTTATTTACGCTCCACGGATAGAAAAGTTTCTGATCAAGTGTCTATTGAATGACGATTGCATTGGGCTGACTTGGAAAGATGGCGTGACTATGAACGGCAAGCCGAGCCAGTTCTTCATACCGTTCCAGAAAGGGTCGAAGCCTGTCACAACACGTTCCAGGGCTAAGCAACGGGGAACGTTTATTAAATGCCCTAAATGTGGGCACATAGGCTGTATCTACCACTTTTCGTGGTCTGCTCTGACGTGCCAGGGATGCAGGCAAATGGTCAATAAGTACGACTGGCAGCAGGAAGCGTAAAGATCGTTCCAGTCCTAAGCAAATGGCCAGGTCATCTGTAGATCAGCGGCATACACGTCCTCATCGTTTATATCGATGGGGCGTTCTGCCACGTAGGCGTTGAACAGCTGCTTCAAACGTTCCAGGGTCATCCTTAATGCCCTGGCTTGTATAGCCACGTTCATCTGTCCCGTATAGAGACATTCCAGTGCTCTACTTAGTTCTTTAGGGCTTGCTGGGCCGTATAAAGGTTCATTCTCTCTAACCATTGACACTCCGCCCCACGTAATTCTAACTCACTAAGCAAGCGAACTTGGGGTGCTCCACTGCGGCGGGCTACTACAACCGCTCCACATTTAGGCTTAAGCCCAGTCAGGTGCTGCAATCCCAGAGAATACGCTCCAGTCTGGCATATATAGTTTGACAACATTTCTTCACTGCGAGCATTAACGCTGGTCTTCCAATCAGCAATGCAGAGCTTGCCATCTAGGTCGATTAAAGCGTCAGCCGTTCCAGCCCAGCCTCGTGGATCATGAATGGAGAACTCGATGGCATGAATGGCCGTTACGTTCTCTCCGATCCAAGACCGTAGACCTCGGGCGTACCCAGAGGCGCTCCAGGAGACCCTAGGAGCCCCTTGAATGGCTTTTTCGATTGCCCAGCTAGTGATT